AGACAGAAGTAGAGTGATCACTGCGGGAGCTTCAGCGTATCAGAGGATAGAAGATGCATTTGAAGCTACTGCTCGTAATCCTGCAAGCGGAGGTATAGGCAGGTTGAGCTTCGAGAACATACCTGTATTGTTTGATCACACAATGGTCGCGAACAAGATCAAAATATCAATCGCTATGGAAAGTTTTGAGGTGGAATAATGTTTGACTGGAGCGTATTCTGGACGTATTTCGGAGCGACATTCGGGATCGTGGTAATAATAGGCATAGCAAGTATCTTTATAAGGAGGAAGTAATGGATGAGAGTAAGAAGGCAGTAGAAGAAGGCACTGGCGTTAAAATGCCACTTGATCAGGAGGACTTAGTTACCAAACCTACAGTGCTAGTGATGCTGCGCAATATTAATAAGAATTTGCTTAGGCTTATCGATCTTATGCAGACACTTATAATCTCTGGCCCGCTAAAAACTGAATACGAGTCATTTAAGCGAGCTGCAGAAGCGAAAGACTTGGATGCGCAAAGAGACAAAGAAAGGACGGATCGTGAAGATAAGAAGGGTGACAGTTGAAAAAGATGGGCGCAGATATATTTGTATGTTCGGTGTTACTGAGTGGATAATAAAGTGCGGGAAGTGCTTACATGGAAGGATTTGGGAGCTTGAAGAGGGGTATAGATGTAAAGTTTGCGGAGCAAAAGTGATAATGATTGAATATGGATAGGAGGATAGGATATGAAAAGAATAACAGTAAATCTTGAAGACGATGTGGCCAGAAAGCTAAAATTGGCTGCCACTATAAGCGACAAGACCATGAAAGACTACTTGGCTGCATTGATCGTATCGTCTGTAGGTACGATTAATGTAACTAGGAAGACGGAGGCAAAATGATAATAGATTTATCTGAAGGGACAATAGATGGTGAGCCAGTCTATATAAAAATGTATGGTAGTATATATAAGGTAGAGCAGTATCAGATAGCAAGTGCCATGAATGATTTAGTTAATAAGTGGACAAGTGATAATATAATACGCTTATGTACTTGGCAAGAAGTAGAAGAATTGGAAAAGGAAGAGGGTTAAACTCCCTCTTCTTTTTCACACCTCGTACAAAACCATTTATGGGACACATCTCCTAGATGTTCTACTTTTTCTCTTATCAGTAACATCACACCTCTGCATGGGTGCTTATGTACTTTAAAACTCGGGACCGCGTAGACACCAAAGACTGTCAGAATAGGTAGGTTATGAGTTTTTGTTGCTTCGATTGAATTCGCCTTTGGCTTCTTCAACCGAAATCTTCTTTTCTTTTTTGACAATGAAACCTCTCTTGTAGTAACTATTAAATATATCATACAGTATTTCGCTGATCTGTTTATCAAAATTAGATATCATTCCTTTAACCATTCTTTCAGTAATAAAGTTTGTATATTCATACTCATCACCAATTTTACAGCAGAAGACATATTCTATTTCCATCTGATCTTTAGCTTCATCCATAACCATGCCTCCAGTCTTAGTTTCCAAAATCTTGGTCCTCCCTTGAAAAATGCATCACATTCTGCATCACTCAGCGCTCTTGGCCATGAGTAATAGTCACAGGTCCAGTTCTTAATGCAGTTGCTCGAGATATCACGCTCTTTAAATAGTTCGGTTATCATAGCTTATACCTACTTTCTCTTGCTTCTTTTTTTGTTTCTACTACTACAACAGATAAATCCAGTAGTTTTAATAACATATTAAGCCTATACCATGCACTATGGCTATCATCATATAAAAATCCTATAGTATTACGCGCTGCAGCTTTCTTATCTGTAGCATCTATCCACTTAGCACCAATCATTTTTATATCATATACGACTCTATATTCTGTCATTAACTTCTCCCCCTTGCTTTATACCCTCTGAAGTCCAGATGGATAAAATTATCGTCTGCATAGTAAAAATACCCGTGAACCTTAGCGTTTCCAGTATGGCGCATAACATACGATTCTACGATTATCAGCCTTTTTCTGGGAAAGTAGAAGTCCACTGCTGAAGGGTGCTGCATCCTAGGATCCTCTGGTATAGTGTGGTAGCTTCTGGGCTTGCCGCCTTCGCGCCTATTATGCTCGGGGCATCTGTAAGCGCTGTTTATGATACATGCGCTGTTAATATCGCGCCTCAAAGGATTTAAGAAATACCATGCCAGATGGAAATAATGGGCTTCTGCTATGGGCGGGAGCGCATCATCGCAATACTGGCCTCCGCACTTACACTCGAATTCGTCTCTTTCAAAATACTGTAGCGCATCCCAATCATAAGGTCTTATATACTCCATTATCATATCATCACGCCCTTAAAGGTTTACCATCTGGCATAACCAGACTGGATTTTGGTAGTTTTTCTTTTTCCTCAGCTTCTTTTTTACGTCTCTGAGCTTCTTTTGGGAAGATATAAGGCTTTAAAAGCTCTCCCATTACATTAAACATTTGCGCTTTAAAGCTGTCACGCATTACATCTGTAGGGGTGTTAACAGTTAACGCCAGTTCACTAGGATTGTTTGCCTCTGCATAATCAGTCCAGATATTGATCTTTACGCTATGCGCGTAGACTATCTTGTTATTAGGGAGTCTAATATTGCCTTTGCTTGTGAGAGTAAAGATATAATAGAGATCGAATAGTGTCTCGACCTCAGCTTTTATGTCGATTATTATTTCCTTCAGCGCTTTTATAGCTGTAATGTCATTGACATAAGAGAATAGGTGGCACTTCTCGGTGATTTTGTGGTTTATCCCATTTTTAGTCATTTTGAGGTTGGCATTGGCCAGTATTCCCTCGTATTCTTTGCTGTTCATATCTTGGATCGCTCCTTCCAGAAGTCTAAACTGATCCTGAATGTAGTCTGGTATTTTTCTATTATACCATCTTCCATCAGGTCATACATGATATTCTTGGCCTCTTCCCGCTCGATCTTCATGGAAGTCTGCAGATGGTAGATCGTAACATAGCGGGTTCGGATCCTCATCAGATAGCGCAGAACTTCTTTCGGATACTTGCCGATTCGCATCTTGAAATCTCTTGCATCCATATAATCCTTTCAAATAAAAAAATAATTAATTAATAATAATAAAAATAAAGCATTTTGTCAAGTATTTGACGTAAAGTTGTGAAAGTGATAAACTGTTATAAATGAAAGGAGTAACATGAATAAAAAAGACTTAATAAGGGTAAGTACGGACATTCCATTTAATATCTGGGCCGATCTGCATAAGAGAGCAAAGCGCGAGAAGATGACTATCAGGCCATATCTGGCAAGACTGCTTGAAAAATTTGTAGCATATCAGGAACAGGAGGAAGCAAATGAACGAGACGAAGTTGTGGCTGAAATTCCGGAAGGAGTGGCTAAAACAGCACCCGAGGAGCTTTATTAATAAGATCAGTCAGAGGTTCCAGTCTGGATTTCCTGATGTAATATGTATAGATGATCGGAAAGTAAACTTTGTGGAGTTGAAGGTTGGCAATAATAAGCCTACAAAGTTGCAGCGCAAAGTGCTTGATGATATATATAATTCTACAGGTAGATCATTTGTGTTGATTTTTAAAAATGATAAATATTATATATATAGAGGAGATGGGTTGTTATATGAAGATGATTGTCTAAGCAAAATAGTTAGTTTTATTAATAAGGAGGAAGTTGATTATGGTGATAACTATACTTATTTTAACAAGTCTAATTCTAGTGGCGGCTTTTTTAGTTTTATTTTTCGTGATAGGGATAGCAGGAAAACTTCAAGAAGTGGAGAAAAATCTGGTAGACGAAGTAAAAGACGCGAAATTTAAGATCCTTAAGCAGTTGGATGCAAATAAAAAGGTTTTAACTACACCAGTTCCGAGCATAGAAACAAGGGATGATGAGGATCTTTATGAGGAGGAATATGCAAGAGAAAAAGCAAAACGAGAAAACACTTAATATATGCGGAGCAAAGAGTAAAAGATCAGGTGAGCCATGTCAGGCGAAACCAATGGACAATGGAAGATGTCGTATGCATGGCGGTATGAATAAAGATGATAAGAGGTTCTTGCCAGACAATCCACGAAATCCAGTCGGAGCGCCTATAAAACATGGGCGGTACTCGAAATATCTAAAAGGCAAATTAGGGGATAAAGTTGAAGCATTTGCAAACGATAAGGAAATATTGGACATGACTGCAGAGCTTGTGCAAACAAGAGCGCTGCTTACAAGGATCCTAGAGGAATTAGACAAAGATAAGTATGCTCAGGAAGATGTAGATAACTTTAATAAACTCACAGATCAGGTCAGAAAACTTACAGAATCCATAATCAAGATAGAGACAATCAAGAAATATGCCATGACTCCTGAAGAGGTCCACAGGATAATGAAAGCTATAGGTGGAGTAATATTTAAGGAGATCAAAGATGAGGATCTGCGCGATAGAGTTGTAAAAGAAATAGACAAGATAAAGGTGATGTAATATGTTTGGAGAAATGTTTGATTTTGGAGAAAGCAAAATTCATACGAAGGTAGCTATAATATTGCTGTATAAAAAATTGTTTACTAAAAGACTTGCGCCAAGTGAGGAAAAACATTTAAAAGAGCTTGTTAATAACTTCAAGAAGGACCTTGAAAATTATAACAAAAATGTAGACAGTCTTAATAAAAAATTTGAGGAGCAAAAATGAAAGACAGCTTATACTCAGAACTGGTTGAATATCTTATTAATAGAGTGATGTTTGACATAATGAATGAGGAAACTGATGGAGTCACCAGTTATAGGACTGATAATCATGATGAGGAAATATTGGTCACATTAACTATTGCAGGCGGGAAAAGAACGATTTCAATACCAGTATTAGAAGTGATAGGGCCTGATAATGCGTCACAATTCCTCGAGCAGTTAGTACAGGAAGTAGCGCCTACGATAAGAAATAAAATCCATGCATTAAAAATTAAATTGAAAGGAAGATGATGAATTTACAAGAGCTTGAAGTATTTATCCCGGGAAAGACTCAGATAGGAGAAATGATCAAAGTTGATATCCTTTTGAGAAATGGCCAGAGACTCATTTTGACTGATGAGCTTAGAAAGTTTAGAATAAGGACTGGGTTGTTTTCAATAGAAATGTCCGGCAAGTTTAATTATCTTAGGATATTTAAGCTTACAGTAGACATTATAAGATTTAACATAATAACACCAGAGGTAATGCAAAATGAGGAAAGAATTGTTGAAGACACTGGTTCAGGAGATCGAGAAGAAGGAATCAGAGAACTCGATTCTGAAATGGCTAACTTCCAACCAGATAAAAAACGAAAAGGAAGTCCTTATAACATTTGACAGACATCCGTTTCTAATAGATTTATATAATGATTTTCACCCGTTACAGGTGCAGGAGAAGTGTTCTCAGTGTGGAATGTCTACAGCGGCCATACTGAAAACATTCTTTTTAGGAAAGACAAAAAACTACAGCATTATTCATACACTGCCTACAGCAGACTTCTCATTAGACTTCGTAAAATCAAAAGTGGATCCTATAATCAGGGCCAACTCAGAGATTTTTGACATTAATAAGAGGATAGACAGTACCAGACATAAGCAGATGGGATTGTCTCATTTCTTCTATAGAGGAACTTTTACTGAAAAAGAAGGTATCTCAATCACTGCAGATGTTATTATAAATGATGAGTATGACAGGTCGGATCTCAATGTTTGCGGGGTATTTGAGTCAAGATTGGACTTTAGTGAGTATAAAGCTAAGTGGAAATTTTCAAATCCTAGCGTACCTCAATACGGTGTTGATGCATTGTGGAATGAAAGCGATCAGAGGCACTGGTTCGTAAAATGTAGCCACTGCAGCAAATGGCAGTATTTAATGTGGCCCGATAATATAGACTTTAAGAATGAAACATTCATGTGTTCAAAGTGCAAGCGCGAGATAACTGATGAAGATAGGATAGATGGTGCGTGGATAAAAAAATACAGAGAGAGAGATACTCATGGGTATTGGATCAGCCAGATGTTTTGCGTGTGGCATACAGCCAAAGATATAATCAAAAAATTTCACAGTCAAAAAAGGGATGTATTCTATAATTTTACGATTGGAGTACCTTATGTAGGTAGCGATGTAAGTGTAAGGCGCGAGCATGTTATGAGGTGTTTGGAAGAAACTACACTTCCTTCCGGCAAAATGAAAGTTAAAGTCATGGGGATAGATCAGGGTAGTACATTTCATGTCGTGGTCGGAGGTCCAGAAGGGGTAGATAGAGTATATACGCTTTCAAGTTGGGATGAGGTCACAAAAGAAATAGGCAAAGTCAAACCAGAGATATGCGTGATAGACGGACTTCCAGAGACAGCTAAAGTTAAAGAGTTACAGGAAAAATTTGGTGTTGGAACTATATTTCCTGCATTTTATAAAGACAATCCGTCTGATCCTAGAATATACCGATGGGAAAATCAAAAGAAGAATAAAGGCTATTCTGCAGTATATATAGATAGGTATAGAAGTATCGATGATTTAATGAGAGAAGTTTTTGAGGCCAATATAAGATTATATATGACATCATCAAGTCCAATGGTAGAACTGCTCGTAGCTCATTTTGAAAGCATGTATCGTACACAGAAGGAAAATAAGCATGGGCAGACTGTAAACCTTTGGGAGTCATCAACTAAGAACGATCATTTTGTGCATGCTTTTAATTATTGGTTAGCTGCGATAAAGAAGGTAAAGACTTATGAAGGCCATTACTCAGAGGATGAAAATGAAAAAAATAGGCCTTATAAAAACTTTGAAACATCTGATGAGAGAATGGAAAGGTATAAAAGAGAACATGATCAATCACAAAACATACCTAACTATTTATTTTACGATGATGATTATTTTTGATTTAACCTTGACAAAAGGTTAATGTAGTTGTTAATATCTACACTATGATACACTTATTTCGTTGTACTAAATGCAAAAATGAATTTGATGTAATGATACAACCTAATACCCCTATTGTCTCAAATTGTCCAAAATGCGATTCCAAAGCCGATAAGGTGTTTTGTCCTTCCTCTATTAAGATGGGTGAAACTTGGCCGCAGTATAATCAATCAGCGGGAAGGACATTTGAGAGTCGAGGGGAAGAGGATCGACATTTTGATTCTCTTGGGGCGGTGATGGTATAATGGCTACAAAACAAAAAGATACAGAGTTTAAATCTGCATTAAGCGGTATTTCTATAGGCAAATTGCAAGCTGCTATGGAGAAAGGCGAAGCTCCTCAGACAGATAAAGACAAAGAACTTATAGAGAGTTGTGATAGATTATATTCTTTTGCTAAGAGACATAAAGAAATACCTATGGAAAGAGCAAAAGACAATTACCTTTTATACGCGGGGAAACAACACGATTATAGACAGCCGACGTTCAAAACCGTTCCTGTAACTAACATTATATATTCAACAGTAGAATATATGGTGCCTTTGATGACAGAGAACAGACCAATAATAAGAGCATTACCAACAGATCCTGAAGACGTTCCAATTTCAAAAGGTGCTACAAAAGCACTAGAATATGTCTGGGAAGATAATGATATGGATTATCAACTTCCATTTATAATGAGGAATGTAGCTATTTCTGGCGATGATTTTCTTAAAGTCTATTGGGATTTTGAGAGCGAGTCAGTGGTTTATGATCCCGTTGATATGGAATATTTTTACCCAGAGCCATATGTAAGTTCAATGGGTAGTATGAAATATTGTATTCATGCTGAGCCTAGACCTATATATGAGATCGCAGGAATGTTTCCAAATGGCAAATATGTGAAACCAGAGTCTTTTCATTCACCTATGGCCGATGCTATGAGCGATGAGACTTCTGAGCCTAAAGAAGCAGTAGAAGCTGAAGGCGAAGCAGTTATGAAAACTGGTGAAGTTTTACATCTTAACAGAGCATTAGTGAAGGAAATATGGATCGATGATAAAACACTCGTTGAGAAATCTAAAGATATTACTGATGAACAAGGACAGCCAGTATTTGAATTCGATGAAAAGAAGGAAGAATATATTTTAGATAAAGATGGAAATCCTAAAGTAAGAAAATTTTACTGGAAGGAAAGGAAATATAAATATGGCCGTATTATAATATGGGCTAACAGTATAAAACTTCTCGATGTGGCATATCCATACAAACATGGGAAACCACCATTTATTCATTTTTACAACACCAGAGTCAGACGGAGCTTTTGGAGTAATGGCGAACCTTTCCACTTAAAAGCAATTCAAACTCAATTAAATAAAAGAAAAGCTCAGATAGACTTTATAGCCGATCTGAGCGGAAATTCAATTTGGATAGCAGATATAGAGTCAGGTGTCAGAAAAAACCAGTTAACCAATAGGCCGGGCATGATTGTATGGAAACGTGCAGCAGGTGACGTACGGAGAGAACCCCCTCCCCCGATTCCAGAGTATTTTTTTAGAACTATAGATGATCTGAAAAGTGAAGGCGAAGTTATGTCCGGCCTTATGGGCGTACTCATGGGAGAGAAACCGGGAAGTGTCACAGCAGGAACAGCTATATCAGAACTTATAGAGAGAGCCTCAATAAGAGTGCGCGAGAAGGTTAAGTATATGGAAAATTCTCTAGTCAGACTAGGGAAGATTACTATGAGTTTAATAAGACAATATTGGGATGAGCCTAAACAGTTTATGGTATTCGGTCAGACAGGAACTTTAGGTGAACCAGAGACTATAGAATTTAGTGGTAGATCATTGAGGTCCGATCCTAATATTAAAATAGTATCAGGCTCTACAATGCCTGTATCTAAAACAAATAAGTTTGAACAGGCGATAGTAATGTTTAGAGAACAGCTAATAGATAGAGAAGCATTTTTTGAATATACAGAATTTCCGGGAGCAGAAGAAGTTCTGGCCAGACTTGGACAAAGAGATCAACAACAACAGCAGGCAGAACAGGAAGCTCAAAAAATGGAAGAAAAGAAAAGTCTTATGAATTATCTAGCAAGAGTACAGTCTGCGAAAATTGGAGCTGATTCAAAGCTTCAGGGATCACAGAGTTCAGATATGTCTAAGTTAAGAGGTATTCAACTTCAAAACGAGGGCAAGTTGCAAGTAGGTGCGCAACAGGGTATGATGGATTTTAATAGTTTATTAACGGGGCCGCCCGATCAAGGAACTGGCAGCATCAGATAAAGGAGCAGAAATGCTAACCTTAATCGTGACCAGTCAACTTTGGTGACAAGGAGCCTAATAGGAGGTAAAAATGAGTGGTATAAAAATTGGAGACAAGGAATATACAGAAGATGAAGCTCTTGAACTTGTGCAAAAAGGCGAGGATTACACTAAAAAGACGATGGACCTAGCTGAGCAGAAGAAGGCTTTAGATGGTGAGACTGAATATATGAAAACACTTAGAGGCATGGATCAGTATGCGAATACTCATCCAGAATTTAAGTCCAAAATGGAAGCTATCATCGAAGAAGAAAGAGCTATATCTGAAGGTAGACCTTATACCCCTCAGGGAAATGATGATGGGGATCAGGGTGCAAATTTCGAAGAGGAATATGTATCTAAAACAGAGTTGAAGAACATTCTTAAACAGGACAGAGAAGATAGACAAGCTGAGGACAATAAGAAAAGTGTTCAGACACAGGTCTTTAGTGACATGGAAGTGCTAAGAAAAAGAGGTTATACGAAAGAGGAACTTACAAAGATTGGCGCTACTGCCAGTCANNGNAATAGGTTTCCACTTGAAATTGCTGAACGTATGGCTTTTAGGGATGAGATACCTAATAGATTTATTGAGAAGAAGAAAGAAGTAGGCGAAGAAAGCGATGAGGAAAAACTCAAACTTCTTAAGGGTAAATCCGGTTCCGGCCATGAAATGTCTGATACTGAAAAAGAATTTATTCAATCTGGAGGTGATCCCGGAGAAATGTTAAAACAAAGACTGGCTAAAACGCCGGGATTATTAATTACAAAGGAGTGAGGATAAATGGCTTTAAATTATGATTATATTTCATCTTATACTAAGGATACTTATATCCCCGGTTTTATTGATGAAGTCCTAGGCTCTAACCCTGCAATCTTCAGGGCGCTTGGAAAAGCTAAGAAGAAAAGATGGGGAAAGAAGATCATAATATCACCGCTTTTGCACTCTAAGAGTACAAGAGGTGGTTCTTATGGTAAGTGGGATACATTAAATACAGACTTTGAGGATAAAGTAACCGCTGCCGAGTTTCTTCCTAAATACTACAGATGGCCTATCACGATTTCTGATATTGATGCATTAGAAAATGCAGGTAATGAGTCAGAGATAGTAGATATACTTGATACAGAAACCAAAATTGCTAAGATTTCAGCGCAAGATGATCTTGGAGCTGATATTTTTGAAGATGGTACTACATCTACTAATGATATGGCAGGTTATGCAGCAGCAATCGATGATGGAACTGTAGTTGCTACATACGGAGGAATTGCTCGAGGAACTTATACATGGTGGGCATCACAGTATGACTATAATAGTGGTACTGATAGGGCGCTTACTATAAAACTTATGCAGAATATGTGGGGATTATGTAAAGGTGGGAGAGATTCTACTGATACACCTACATATATTTGTACCACTCAGGATCTCTGGGATAAGTTTGCTTCGATTCTTGATGTGTCTCGTAGGAGAGAAGATGACTATATGGGTAAAGCAGGTTTTGAGAATTTACTGTTCAATGGTGTTCCCGTTGTTGTAGACTCTCATTGTACTGCCGGATATATGTATTTCGTAAATGAAAGACATACATATATGGTTGTTCATCCAGACGAGAACTGGAAATTTATTCCGTTTGCTGAGAAGGTAAATCAGGAAGTTGCTATAGCTAAAATAAAGATTGCGTGTCAAATGGTTTCCGATGAATGTCGAAAATCTGGTGTTATTTACTCACTAGACGCCGATCTTTAATTATATTATTTTAAGGAGGAAGAAATGAATACAATAATTTTAGCAAGACCTTATACAGTAGTAACTTCAACTGCATTATACGATTTAGGTATTGTGTGGTTTGATGAAACCACTGGAAAGGCATTTAGGTATGTTGAAGGCGATGCAGCACTTATTAATGATACGATAGCTGCGAAAGAAGCACTGTCATGGATGGATGATGGTTGGGAAGTAACCAATGATTATTCAAATGGCGTATCTGCTGCAGGCCTTGCACCCGCAGGTGTAGCTATATCAGCTATAACAGAAGGCGCATTTGGTTGGATACAAGTCAGTGGTCAGTGTGATGTGCTTACCGATGGTGGAGTATCCGCAGGCGATGCTCTTGTACTTCATTCAGTTGATGGTGAAGTAGATACTATGGGCGATGGTGAAGAGGAACAGGTATTTGCAGTAGCTCTTGAAACTGACCATGAAACTGTTGAGGAATGCGGATGTATGCTCAGAGGACTATTATAAAAGTTTAAAAGGAGGTTTTAAAATGTTAATGAATAGCTCTAGTCTAACCAAACCTTTGACTTTTGTTAGTTCTGCAGCACTGTATGATCTTGGACAACTGTACCATGATAACTCAACTGGCAGGATATATAGATATGTGAAAGCAGCCGCAGCTTGCGCTACGGATGTTATTACACTTTTACATGCTGTTTGTTGGGATGAAGGTGGAGAGTGGATTGTTAATAATGATGTTGCAGGTGGTACTGGACTTGGTGTAGTAGCTCCTGCAGGTGTAATAATCGCTCCACTTCCAGAATTGTATTTTGGTTGGATACAAGTTGCAGGTCTTGCACTATGCATAGGTGATGGTTCGATAGCCAAAGCCGACGCCGTAGTTCTTGATGCAGGCAATGATGGACAGATAGATACTATGGCCGATGGTGAAGAGGAGCAGGTGTTCGGTACTGCGATAGAAGCTGATGCACCGAATGTAAATATAATACTAAAGACTTTAGTTTAGGAGGAAGAAAGATGTTAAGACAGACTGAATTAACACAGCCTATAACATATTTCGGTACCACTACTCTACATGCCTTAGGATCACTACTTTATGTAGAAGATAGCGCTAAGGTTTATAGATATGTGCTTTGTGCAAACGCAGTTACTAATAATGCGCTTGCAGCCGGAGAATGTTTGTGTGCTGACAGTGGTGGGCTATATTATGTGAACAATGATATGGCAGGCGGTACTGGATACGGAACAATTCCAATGGGAGTTGCTATATCTGCTATAACTGAAAATAGTTATGGATGGATACAGGTCGGAGGAATAGCAGAAGTTACTATCACAGATGGTAGTGTTGCAGCAAATGACTTTATAGTCAACAATACTGGCGAAGATGGTGGTTGTGACACAATGGCCGATGGCGAAGAGGAACAGGTCTTTGGTGTTGTAGTGGCTGCTGATGTCGGTGATGCCGTTAGTGTATTATTAAGAGGACTATATTAAAAGGAGTGATTAAAAATGGTAGAACCATTAAACACAGAATACGGGACAGATAATCCTGCTTTTGATAGGGTAGATGATGATAGTGTATTTCTGGCTACTTTTAGCGAGCATAATGCTAGGATGCCTACAGGATTGTTGTCCAGAATCTATCTGAATTATTTTATTCTTAATGCACTTACTACTGTTGCAAGTTATGTCATTGGTATATGTCCGTTCGAGTGTACGCTTTTGGCAGTCAAGCATGTTTGTAAAACTGTAACTTCTGCAGCTACATTGGAGATCGAATCCAGTTCATCTGCAGCATGTATGACAGCAGATACAATAGCTGTGACAGTACAGGATGCTACGATTACTAGCACTGTTGCTGATGCTTTATTTGCACAAGGCGATATCATAACAGCTAAGATAGCTACAGGCGGTGGAGACATAGATCATTTAGCGATGATGCTTGTATTGCAGCCGATATATTAAGAATAATAGTCTAGGATTATAAGGAGGATACAATGGCTTTAGTTAAGCTAAAGAATGTTGGTACAGAACCTTTTGTGGGTATTTGGGATAATGAGGAATATATTATTGATCCAGATCCTAAAGGTGAGTCGTTTATTATAGTGGATGAGAAAATCGCTAAAAGATGGCTCGGAAATTGGGATGCTAAGACAAAAGAAGATAAATTGTTGGAAGCAAAAAGGATTAAGATGTATACCAGAAAAGATCCTAAACCAGAATGGGATATCAAGATAGAAAAGGTTGTGGAAAAACAGAGGAAGAAAGACTTTAAAAAAGTTACCCCTCCTCCGATAGATATCAATCCACTTGTGACACCGCCAACAGAAGAAGAATTTGCTGACCTTAAGGAAATTGAAAAACCTAAAAAGTCTGGCAAAAAGAAAGATAAAGCTGTATCTAAATCATAGTCCTAGACTAAAGTTAGGAGGTAGTTTTTATGGCATATCCTAGTTTTAGATTTAAGCCTAATGATATTTATACGGATATTCTGGATGGGGATATTTCAGCAGCGACAGATCCGATAAACACTACGGATAATACAAATGCGGAAAGTGGTCCTTGTCTTATAAAGATCGATAATGAAATAATCAAATGTACTACAAAAGGTGCTAATAATTTTTCTACCCTTGAACGAGGGTATAATGGCACTACTGCAGCTTCACATTCAAGTGGTGCGGTGATATCGCATCCTATTTCTGCGGATATATTCGTAAAAATGTGGGAAGCTATTGAAGCTATTTATGGCGGTGCGCTTGATATTGTTACAGCTAAGGGTGATATTCTTGTGGCCAGTGCTGCTGATACGCTTACTAAATTAGCTATAGGCGCTGACAAGACACTTCTTAATGTTGCTACAGATACGCCTGCATGGATCGCTCCTGCATCGCTCGGTAAAGTTGGAGATTCCGATACAGTTGATACAGTTCATGCCGCTGCTATGAATCAGCTTGCTGTTGATCAGACTATAGCATCAGTAAAAACGTATGACGAAGGGGCTGTGGCGCACGCTCCTAAAGGCTATAATCCAGCAGGAGCAGCTACCGCCACACTAGATGTATCTTTAGGCAACAACCACGAGATAAGTATGCCAGCAGGAAATATCACAATAGCCATATCAAATGAAACCAATGGGCAGTTTTTTATCATATCAATATTACAAGATGGTGGTGGTTCAAGGACAGTAACTTGGTTTACGACTATTAAGTGGGCAGGGGGTTCAGCACCTACGCTTACAACTACTGGTGGTAAACGAGACCTTTTTGGTTTTAAGTGTACGGGAACTGATACTTATGACGGTTTTATAATTGGACAGAATGTATAGGGAATTATGTATATACTTGTAGATAGTTATAGTGAAGCCAATAGAGATGGTCAAGGAGCGCTATCTTCTGCTAATGAAGCAGAAGTAGGGCAATCATTTACTGGTACAGCAGGATATTTAGGTAAGGTAACTTTTCATATAAGGAAAACTGGTAGCCCTACAGGAAGTGCAGTTGCAAAACTATATGCTCATACTGGCGTGTTTGGAACAAGTAGTCTACCTACTGGTGGTGCATTAGCAACATCTAATAACTTTGATGTGTCCACACTTACAACTTCATTTGTTTTAAGAGATTTATTTTTTAGTGGCGCAAATAGATACTTACTTGTTGCAGGCACTAAATATTTTATATCAATAGGTTATACAGGGGGTAATGGAAGTAATAAGGTAGAGCCGGGATACGATAGTTCAGCACCTTCGCATGGAGGTAATTATGGGTATGAGAATGGAGGGTGGACTGCCGCTGCTGCAGTAGATGCTTGTTTTTATGTTTACACAGTAATCGAAGGAGCATCTTTTATATTTAATATGATTTAAGGAGAAAATGATGGGAGATACAAAACAGCAACTATGGATCGATGCAAATAATAAACCTGCACTTATTGGTACAGGTTTTGATGCAGGCGAAACAGCATGTCCTACAGCAAATATGGCAGTATTGCTATTGCCTGATGGAACAGAAACTCTGAGCATAGTAATACTTGCAGACGCTAGTAATACTACAGCAATAAATATTGGAGGATCTTCACTTCATCCGTCAAGTAATCCGGGCCTTCAATTAGCTATAGGTGCGTCTGTATCACTTGATATAGATAATAGTAAGCAACCGATCTATATCGCTACTGCTACAGCAGCAGATAAGGTGAGTTGGTTGCTTATAAAGGGTAAAAAATAAGGAGGTGATCAGATATGTCAATGGCAGAAATGAGACAAGCTAATGCTACTGGAACGATAAACACTTCTGGTACACCAGTTGCAAACGATATTGCTAAATTTTCAGACGCAGATACAGTTATAGGAAGAAGCTATGCTGAAATTAAGGCTGATCTTAATCTTGAAATCGGTACTGATATTTTAGCAGAGCAGGCAATAGGTATAGCTGATGATTATTTGTTAGAAGTGGATGGATCACCTAATAATGGTGAATTTGCTAGATTTACAGCTAATGGTATTGAAGGTAGAACAGCAGCCGAAGTAAATACAGAACTTGCTACAGGCAGAATTACTTCCACAATAGCTTCAAGCGCTACGCCTACTCCGGCTATTGCATCACAGAGAACACATTATACTATTACAGCTCTTACAGAAGGAGCAACTTTTGGGATACCTTCAGGAAGTCCTGCAGATGGAGATACATTAAGGATAAGGATTAAAGATGATGGCTCAGGAGAAACTTTAGCATGGAACGCTATTTATAGAACTCTTATTGGCACACTTCCAGTGGCTACTACCGCCAGTAAGACATCTTATATAGATTTATGCTATAATTCTGCAGATACTAAGTGGGATTGTCTAGCAGCAGGGGAGGAAGCATAATGGCAGTAGCATACACAGCAGTATATCCAGCAACACACGATACGGCTCACGTAAAGGCTACCACTTACCACGATGCTAACCAGACACCGTGGGATGCAACTGACCCAGCTAAGTCTTTAATTGGAAGCCACGCAAATACGAACTGGTACACCACAGTAGGTGAAGTGGCTAATACAAGATTTCATATTGACTTAGATACAGCTAAGATTATACGGAGAATATATTATGAGAGTTCTCATCATCAGGGTGGCGATGTAACGAGGGCAATTAATAACTTTGTCTTTCAGGGTTCAAATACTGGTGCAGGTACATTTGACGATTTAGTCTATGGTAATGATGAGGGTTGGACAACAATTCCTTTATCGCAAAATACTATGGATGCTCACATAGGAGCAGATCAGGCAGATCCAAAATATATTCTTGTCAATAACTGGGGAGCCTATAGATATTATGCTTTTAAGATTGCAGATAACGGGGGAGACGCTACTTTTATCGGTGCAAGGCATTTGAACTTACAAACGCAAGATGGGTATCAAGTGCCTAGTGGAAGTTTTTTTCATAATGGATAGGAGGATTTATGTCAACTTATGATAGAGAGGCTTTAAGACTTGAAGTCAGAGAAGAACTTCAGGAAGAAGACGATGAAAATGATCCTACTTGGGATAACGATTTCATTAATTTGTGGCTAAACAGATATGGAAGAAATGTTGCTAAGATAACTAAATGTTTAGAAGGATATGGAGAGATAACTACAGTGGCAAGCACTGTTAGCTATGATCTCCCTACTAATCATTTTGAGGTTAAACTTATGAAACGAGACGATATAGGACAGGTGGACCTCAAAACCATGAATTATCTTAAAGGTATTAATAGAACTACTGAGGGAACTCCCAGAAATTATCTTCCATTTGATGATCAGGTGTATTTGTATCCGGTTCCAGATGATGCTTATACAATGAATGTCTGGTCTTACATGGTACCTACATGGATGAGCGCCGATAATACTAACTTCGATATAGAAGATGAGAGGATAGTAGATATAGTTCTCAAAATGGTTATAGCAAGGTGTAGAAAAGTTGAAGAAGAATTTGGAGTGTTTAATCAGTATATGTCAGAGGTTCCATTTGATGTAGCTGATTATCTTTTTGACGATATGGTAAAATCAGAACAGGAGTCTCAGCAAGTTACAGATGAAATGGGAATGGGCGGTGACTATTAATGGTACTCAGCATGGGAAGAAGGGTTGAAACCAGAAACGAAAATATCATTTCTCCGAAACAGAGAATGGTTATAGACAATTTCTCAGAAGGCTATATAGATAAATTGGATATCAATATGCTTCCTCCTAATTCATTTTATTACTGCCAAAATGTTATTATGGATAGCAAAGGATCTGTTGAAACTCGAACTGGCCTCGATAGTATTTTTGCCACTGTTCCGGGTAACTTTAGGCATAGACAGATAGAATTCGCTAAAGTAAATGATACAGATTATTTAATATCTTCATATTCTAATAAGATCGCTTATCTTGATACAGCTACAGATACTATGGTAGACGTTTTTACTGGTCTTGCCAGTTCTACTGTTACGCCTGATTTTATAAATTATAATAATAACCTTTATGCAATTTCTGATGGTGACACAATGCAGGTTTGGGATGGATCATCCACATGGACTGCAGGAGTCACGAAACCGGGTACTACATGTACCGCTGCATTGAGTATTAATGCACCCTCTGATAGATGTGTCGCGACTGAAGGTTCTGCTACAGGTCTTACAGGAAATTATTCATATAAAACAACTTTTGTAAATGCTACTGGTGAGTCTGGTGCAAGTCCTGCAAGTACAGGAATTGACGTATCTGACAAGAAAATCGACTTGGATAATATTCCAATAGGGCCTACAGGCACTACAGCTCGTAAAATCTACAGGACCAAAGCTTACGGAGTTATTTTTTATCTCCATTCCACTATAGCTGATAATACTACTATAGTAATGGCTGATGATGATACTGCCGATTCTGCACTTGGAGCTGTGCCTCCTGATCTTCATTGGTTGAACGGAAAATACAAATATGCAGTTTCATTTGTATGGGGTACTGATGGAGTAAGAGGTGAGTCGAGTTTAAGTTCCAGATCGAATGAAATAGATTTATATTATGGCCAGATGGCATTGACAAGCATACCTACTGGCGCTGCAGGATGTACTGCTCGTAAGATTTACAGGACTGAGGGCGATGATTCCGATGGTGATCTTCGTTATGTTGCTACAATAGATGATAATGTGACTACTACATATGTAGACAATGATGAGGATGCAAATCTTGGATCGATAGGTGAGGAAGATACTTATGTCACTTTAGATTTTGCCTTTGGACTTCTTAAAAAGAAAAGCGCTACAGTGTGGGGAGTTAAAACTGCTGAACCTACTACTGTTTATATATGTAAAAGCACATATCCAGAACAATGTCCTGCAGATAATTTTATTACACTTCCAGATACAGGTGAGTCTATATATGCACTGATAGAATACTTTGATGATGTTTATGTATTTATGCCTAGCAAAATTTATAAGATCACTGGTGAGACTATATCTACAATGGCAGTAAGTGTAGTTTCGCAGACTGCAGGATGTGTGGCCAGAAATACATTAAAGCATGCCAGACAGGATATGATCTTTTTATCATACAATGGACTTTATACTCTCAACAGGGTACTCATGTCTTCCAATGAAAACACTATAGACGTAACGCCTTTGAGTGCTAAGGTCGGTGATACATTTAAAGCTATAAATTGGGATTATGCTGATAAATCATGCGCATCAGTATTTAATGAGCAGTATGTAATATCATTTCCTAAGGACAGCGCTACCCAGAATAACTTTACATTCCTTTATAATTTTGAAAATAAGAACTGGACTATACAGACTGGAAAATTCGGTCAGGTTGCTTCATATACAGTAGGTGATGTGGATGCTGATTCTCAGCTTGAACTTATAATAGGATCATCGGCTCAGGATGGTCAAATTTATAAGTGGCCTAATGATGATGTCTGGAATGATAACGGACAGCCGTTTGATTCGCATATAATACTTGCGCCTTTTGCAGGCGGTATGCCAGAGTCTCGAAAGCGTCACAAGTTTTTCTTCATAGAAGCAGAAGCAAGCGGTGATTGGGATTTATATATATGGTATAGAAAGGAACTCAGAGCAGTTATTACTGCAGGATGGTTGGAAAAAACAATCAGCCTTAATCCGAATATTTCTGGATCAGCAACAGCTATACCTAGTTTTTATCCTGTAAATAGTTTTTACCCTGTTACAGCATTTGGCGGTGTATCTGGTGTTGAAACTAAACTTGTAATCTCAGATGGAAAAGGATTATCTGGACAAAGTAAGTATATACAATTTAAAATAGGAAACAATGGGAATTCAAATGAACACTTTAAACTGTTTAAGTTTATTTATTATTATAGAGTCAAAAAGCCTAGACCTTAAGAAAGGAGGTAGTTATGGCAATTTTAGGAGCTTATGGTTATAAAAAACCTACATCAAATACGAGTTATTCGAGATCGCCTAATTTCAGTGCAAAAAAATATTCTCCGATTCCTTCGCGATCTCTTTCCAGTTATGGTATTTCACCTAGTAGATTTAAGCCGGGTTCATCATCAACAGGATTAAATATTCCTTCAAGGCCGATCAGCAATCCAGTAAATTTTCAGGGTGGATTTAATCCTAATGCTAATATTTATGGTGGTTATTCGTCTCCTGTGCAAAATAATCCTTTTCAGCCTAGTGAGACTGGTATTGGAGAAAGCGGAGCAGGTATTTTTTCAAGAATAGGAAGTGCTTTTGAAAGATGGATTCAAGGTATATTAGGTAATGGTAGCATACAAGGCACTCCGGGAACTGCGGAACAATTTTTTGGAGATATGCCTGTTAGCGCATATGAACAATTATCAAACGATTATAAGCAAAGACAATATCAAGGACCTGCATTATCAGATGAGCAGGTCATAGAAAATGCTTCTCAAAAATACCTTGCAGGACTTGAAACTGGTAAATATGGATATGGCGAAGGTGATCCAGTAAGTGGAATGGAACTATGGGATAAATTAATATCTGGCAATATGGATAATCCTGCGCTTCAAAGTGGTAAAGTTATGGGATGGGATTTTAGAGATTGGATGCCGGGCGGACAAATGAGCGGTCAAGATCCGTTTGAAAGTTTAAGAGATCAAGGTGGCGATCCTGCAGGTGGTA